GTATATTACATAACGCTGGTATTGTTAATAAAGATATGGGTGACTACCCAGCATTTTACAAAGGTGAGTATCATATGGGTAAAGATCCATTTCAAGATCCTCATTTAGAATTAGTATTCAATGATGAAAGAGCTCAAAAGAAAGGTACACACTACTATGTTGAGCAAATGATGAAATTAAAATTTAAATATAAATTAAACTATTAATAAAATGGCAATTCAGAGAAATTTAAAAGCATTTGTTCGCTACGATGGTAGTGGAAGGGTTGTTGCAGGCAGCCTTATTCTGAGAAAGAACAAGCCAAAAGTGGGAAGATGGCAAGAGATTCCAGCATATGAGTGCTGTAATTACGTTCCTACAAGTACGACAACAACTACTAGCACTACAGCTAGTCCAACAACTACTACCACAACTACAGCTAGTCCAACGACAACGACTACTTCTACTAGTACGTCTACTTCTACGACTACGTCAACTAGTACATCTACGTCTACCACTACAACTACTACGACAACAGAGGCGCCTACAACAACTACTACTACAACAGCACCACCAAGTTATTATTCATATGATGTATCAAATGTTTTTAATGGAAGTGGCCCAGGTGATGCGTGTCTTGCAGAACAAACAATAGTATTATATGCAAATACTAATGATCCACTTGGTTCATTAGTTGGAAACTTTTTATATACAGATACTGCTCTGACAACTAAATTTACAGGTAATCCACCAGGTGTTGGAGGATACTATAGATATGGTTTAACAGGAGATCCTATAACATACAGATCTGATTTTGCTATTGATGGAACTATCAATAATGTAACACAATGTTAAAACTAAAACAATGGCTAAATCATTCTAATAAATAATAAATAGAGCACATCATAAAGGGTGTGCTCTATATAAAATATAAAAACATGGCAAATAGCAATAATCAATTAAAAGCATACGTTCGTTTCGATGGAACAGGACGTATTGTACCAAGCAGCTTAATCTTACAAAGATTTAAGCCTAAGGTTGGTAACTGGCAAGAAATTCCAGCAACAGAATGTTGTACACCTACTCTTCCTGCAAACTGTATTGAGTTTGTAGCTAACACTCAATCAGGAGGAACTACTTTCTATATGGATGTTGATGTATCAGCAGATATAACATACACTGTTACATGGGGTGATGGTACAACAAGTACAGGTTCTACTTCTGAAGGTGCTGCATTTTTAGAACATGAGTATCCTGCTGAGGTAACAGCTGCGTACACTGTTCAACTATGTTTCAGCGATGCTAGTTTAGTAACAGGATTAGAATTTTGGGGCAACGACTAAACATAACTAAAAATGGCAACAGTAATAACATCGATAACAGGTTTACAAAACCTAACCAATCTGGAAAACTTTAATGCAGATTATAACGCATTAACTACAGTAAATCTATCTGGACTTGCAAATCTATTATTTGTAGATATAAGTGATAATGAAAAAGTTGATTTTTCAGAAAACTCATTAACTAGTGTTAATCTATCAGGATGTACATCTCTTCAAACATTACGTCTTGACGATAGTAATTTCTCAGCTGGTATTCCTAATCTTTCAGGGCTTACTGATTTATCAATCGTCGATATGGATCAGTGTAGTATAACAGGGAATGTAGACTTATCAATGCTTCCAGTACTTGAAGAATTTGATCTTTCTGGTAACACTGGTTTAACATCAGTTACTATAAGTGACCAACAACCTTTAATTTATGTTAATCTTTATAATACTGATATTACAGAAGCATCTGTAAATGATATATTAGAAACGTTAGATGGTAGTGGTGTAGAGAATGGGAGTGTTAATTTAGGGAGTGGTACAAGTGCTGCTCCAACAGGTGCTGGTGCTACAGCTGTAACAAACTTACAAGGTAAAGGATGGCTTGTTACTGTAAATGAACCAACCACAACCACTACTACATCTTCTTCTACGTCTACAACAACTAGTACGTCAACAAGTACTACTACATCTACGTCAACGTCAACAAGTACTACTACATCTACGTCAACGTCAACAAGTACTACAACCACAACTACTACTGTAGCTCCTACTACAACAACAACTACTACTGCAGCACCTGGTGCACCTGGTAATTATTTAGTAGATGCATTTCAATTAACTGCAGGTGTTTGTGCTCTAACACCTATAGTAAGTAACTATGCTATTACTACACCTAGTTCTGTAGTGGTTGGTAAATGGTATACTGATCCTGCTGGTCCTGGTGGAGGAGTTGCAGTCCATATTCTTAATACAAATGGGACAGTTGGAACAACTATAGCATCATTAATAAACGAAAGAGATACTTGTAATTTATAAACTAACTAATGGCTAAATCATTATTTCCAGAAGAAATGTTAGAAGCTAAAAGTAATAGTCTCACTCTAGAGACTATTGCTGGAAAGCTCTCTTATTTCTATGAAGAATTACATCTGTTGCATTTCCAAACTACATCATATGCTGAGCATCAAGCTTTAGGTATTATATATGATAAGGTGGGAGATTTTCAAGATGAAATTATTGAGAAGATTATGGGCTATTCAGGAAGAAGAGTTAAGGCATATAGAATTGATGTTTTAAAAGACTATGCTCCAGGTATGTCTACGCAAGTAGTAAAAGAACTAGTGAGTTTTGCTAAGAATCTTGAAGAGTTTGGTGAAGCTAATAACATGCCAGACATTGAAAATGTTGCTCAATCCTTATCAGGAGAAGCAGCGCAAACTTTATATCGATTAACCTTGTCTTAAATGCAAGTAGAGAAGAGATTCTTTCCAAAAATAATGGCTGACAATGATGCAATATATTTCTCGCATCTAGAGGGCATTATAGATTCAGTTGATGAACTATCTAGTATGGAAGTTGTAAAACATCCTGATCATTATTCATTTAGAATCGCTCCTTCTCTTCCTATGTATACAAACATGTTAATAGAGGAACTATTTAAGTTCCACAATAGATTTCAGATCAAACTAAATATGAGTAAGAGCATTAAAACAAATGCAGTTATTTCTTTTGATATTGATTTGGGATGATTATATTTGTTCAAACTAAACCAAAAATAAAATGCAAATAGTAAAAGACGACGAGACAGGCGCTACAGTAGTTCCTGCATACGACCCTTCAAAGAAGTACACTTGGCATCAAGATGCCCAATTCATCCTTTCAGGTAATGAATTTGGAATGCTTTTAAACTCATTACGTGGAATTGTTTCTACGCCAGAGGCTAGAGTTATATTACGTGCTGCTGATGCAGCTGATGCTATTGAAAGTATAATGGCTAGGGCTGTTGAATCAGGACTAGTTGTTGAATATCAAGAACAATAAATGAATATTAAAGAATTTGATATGGGCAAGTACATCTTACTGATTGGTAAGGATGCTACTGACATATTTAATTACTATAAAGTTAAAGAAATGCATGGGCTAAATCTTAAAGATGCCCAAGCAGAAGAGGTTGATAAGACTAAGGGTAATGGTGTATACATCTATGGATTGACAAACTACGATCCTGCAGATAAAAAGCTAGTAGCTAAAGCTCCTTATAAACCTTTTCTTTTTTTAAACATGGGCACATTTAAAAGATATAGTGCTGATGAACAGAAGACAGCTATAATGCATGAAACAATGCATATGGCTCTTCTTCTTTATAAATGGGACGCTGAGAAAAAATCAGAAGAAATAGTAACAATGGCTGAAGATGAGGCTAATAAAATCATCAAAAAACTCAAAGGTATTAAAGTTATAAAATAATGGCAAAGGCAAACAAATCATTAGGTAGTCTTTCAGGACTAAAGGCTTCTAACAAACGTGTAGGACCTGTAGATCCTAAAGGTGCTTGGACAAAAGTTCAAGAGAAAACTTTAGCAGGAGCTAGAGGCAAAGCTAGTTTGAAAAGAGATAAAGAACTTGGTGCTACCAAGATGAGTAGCAAGAAGAAGTAACATGATCTTTGAGCCTGTTAACAGAATAGATGTATCTACACCCAAAGGTGATGGAACCATCTGGCTTGTTACAGAATATGGTCACGAGACTGATACAATGTATACAGTTATCATTAATGCCACAGGGGAGCTCTGGCAATTCATTCACAGAGATATTAGGGTGAAACCTAATGTAACATTTAGAAGGTATGGCAAAGCAATGGATTCAGAAGGCAACAGCCTCAATCAAGCGTAGAGGTACAGAGGGCAAATGCACTCCTATCACTAAACCTGGTTGCACTGGTAGAGCTAAAGCTCTTGCCAAGACATTCAAGGCTATGGCTAAGAAAAGAAAAAATAAATAAATATGAGAAATAATTCTTTAAAACCATACGCTAGGTTTCTTAAAAATGGTGATGTAGTACCAGGAACTCTTGCATTATATAAAAGTGCCCCTACTGTTGGTATTTGGAAAGAAATGCAACCTATAGAGTATTTTAATAAAACTACTAAAAGTTATAGTGGAGTGATTAATGCTACATATCCAAATGCTTTATTAGCTAATAGCGTTGCTTATAGCTTAGTAAGTTTTCTTGATAGCTTAGGAGCTAATGCATATGATACTGTTTTAAATTCTACAACATGTTCAGATGATGTTAACGCTTCTGAATTTGCTAACATATTTAACATAGGTCAAAATCCTCCAGCATTAAATAACTATCTTGGACCATTTATGGGTGGTGGACTTGCTGGATATCCTCATACAGGTATACTAGGAGCACAAGCTTGGCAAAGTCACACTACATCAGATGATAATGCAAATGGACCATTATTATTAATTAACATGCCTCACATAGGCATTACACAACAAGCTGACCTTATTGCAGCTAATGATAATGTAGGTAGAATGTTAAGAAGAGGTAAGAGTTCTGCTACAGCTGATAATACATGTGGAGCTGTTGCTACAGCTATTGCTGACGCAATTACATTAAATGGTGTTGCACCAGTAGCTACAAATGCTCCTTTCATAAATAATTATCAAAGATATCAACTTGCATTAATTGTTTATGCTTCTTATGCTTATTATAATACGCATACATATTCACAGAATATGATTCAAGCTACAGAACTTATAAGAGTTGCAAGTTATAATATATTACATAATACAATTATTCCTGCATTAGGATCTGTAAACAATTTATATTTATTTAGTGGTACATTTATTAATGCTGATGATGGTTATTCTGCATTTATTAATATTAATTCATTAGACGTGAGAACTGGATCAACTTGGACATCTCTTACAACAAGTTTTTTAAATAGTTTATAATGGCAAAGATAACGCCTGTACCTAATGGTCATCTTATTAAGAAGGATGGTACATCATTAAAGAATGGTGGTAAGGTTGTTAAAGCTGGTGGTCAAACACATAAAGTCTTTAAGAAAAAGGTTGATAAAGGAATAGGTGATAAAGGAGACATAGTTGTAGATCATACAGCTGGTCCTTCTGCAGGCAAGTGGGATAAGATTAATCTTACAGAGAAATCTAGAGCTAAAACTGTTAAACAAGGTGTTGCTTCAGTTAAGAAGTGGCATAAAGATAATCCTGACTATGGCAAAAAGCGAAGCATGGCAAAGAAAGGAAGGTAAGAATCCTTCTGGTGGCCTAAATGCAAAAGGTAGGGCTTCCTACAACAGAGCTAACCCAGGTAAGCCTGGTCTTAAAGCTCCACAACCTGAAGGTGGTCCTCGCAAGAAATCATTCTGTGCTAGGATGTCAGGCATGAAAAAGAAATTAACAAGCTCTAAGACAGCAAATGATCCTAATTCTCGTATCAATAAATCTCTACGTAAGTGGAAATGCTAAACTAATAATATTATGGCAAAACAAATGATTAAACGTGCAGATGGTTCTACATCACAACGTGGTTTATGGGACAATATTCGTGCCAAAGCAGGAAGTGGAAAGAAGCCAACTTCAGCAATGCTAAAGCAAGAAAAGAAGATAAAAGCTAAAAAAGCTGAAAATGGTGATGAAGTAAAAACTGTAGATAGAGGTGAACTTGAAAATGTTACTGTTACAGCAAAAAGAACACCTACTAAAGCTAAGATGCCTTCAACTACACCATCTAAATCAATGGACTTATCAGATAAGATTAAATCTGTAGGAAGTTCTGATAACAAAAAGACTGGACGTTTTCAAGCATTTAAAAATGATATGAAGTCTAGCTTACGTGGTTTACCAAAAGCATTACGTCCAATAGGCGCTACTGTAGCAGCTGGTGTAAATGCAATAGGTGGTCAAATGGGATTTAAGAAACGTACAGAAGCACAAAAACGTGCTGGCGATCTTAATAGAGATAGTAAAAAAATGGGTGGTAAAATGATAATGAAAAAAACTAAAAAGAAATAACAATGAAAACAATGATGAAAAAAGCAGAAAAGGGTATGCAAACCAAACCTAAAAAAGGAAAAATGATGTCTGAATCAGGAGATCTTGCTGATGCATTAAATGAAACTAAGCGTATGCGTGAAGCTGGTAAAGCTCCTAAAACAGATAAAGATGCTGGTAAATTTATGGATAGACTTAATAAAGAAGGCAAACTTGGTCCTGCTAAACCTAAAATGAAAGTGGGGGGTCGTTTAAAAGATGTTCCAGCTGGTAATGCTGGTTTACCTAAACTTTCTACAGATGTAAGAAATAAAATGGGCTTCAAAAAGAATGGTGGAGCTATGAAAAAAGCAATGATGGGCTCATCAATGATGGCAGATCCTATGATGAAGAAAGGTGGCTCTATGAAGAAATGTAAATATGGCTGCAAGTAATTCAGGAGCAAAAGAGTTACTCGACACAATGATGGATGTTATGGAAAACATACAGAACTGTGATGATGCTGCTTATGGATTAAGAATGAAGATTTTAAATAATATTGATTATTTGATAGATGCTTTAATGGAAGAATATGAAGAAAAAAAAACCTGTGCTTAAAATGCACAAGCCTGCAAAAGCACCTAAGGTGGCACCTCCTAAACCAATTAATGGTAATTATATGAGAGAGGCTGACACACCAAGTAGATTAAAATCTCCTATGCTTCCTATGAAACAGAAGAGACTTTCTAAATAGATTTTTGTTCGTTTCGATTAAATTTGTGATTCATTTTGTTAAGTAAAAAGGGAACCATGTGGCTCCCTTTTTCTTTTTAAAATAACTGTAAATAATTATCATGGTTTCCCCAATAAGGATTTGTTTTACTTAAATCTGTACTAGAATATATATTATAATGAGACGTAAAATGATGTCCATGATTAATATGAACAGCAGGATTTACACATTCCCATTGAGTTCTAACGATATTACCTACCTGAGGTTCAATTAATCCTGAATTATTTACTAATGCGTTAGCTAGAATAGATTCACAGTGAGCGATAGCCTCATCAAATCTCATAGTCATTTGATGAAAGGGCTCATGTTTGGTTGGCACTCCTTGGAATCCATCTTTACATATGCCCATATAGTTCATGTTAGTTATAACTTCTCCTTCATTTACATCAGGATAATCAAAGTAACTCTCTGGGTACAACACATCATGTTCTAGAAATGACACATATTTATAATTGTTTATGTTTCTAGCTACATACAACAGTTGCATAACTTGCAACAATTGATTTAGATGAGCAAACGTTTGTGTCCAAGCAATGTATTCAGGAAAAGGATTTTCTGGTTCATTTCTCCACATACATGTAAGAATATCAGCTTTTCCTTCAGCAGCTTTTTCTATACTCTTTAATGATGCAACTATGGCGTTGTTGATTTTTGGATTAACATTGTTTGAATAGAATACACCAAGTCTATCATTATTACTAGAAGGATAGACAAGTAGTCCACCCTCTTCTACTGTTATAGTTTCTGTATCAACTCTTACAACTAAACTTTTTCTATTTCCTGGTGAAGGATCTCCAACAATATCATTGTTTGCCATAATGATTAATCTATTGCCTTTAACTTTAGATCTAACTATGTGTAAACAATCTACACCACCATAAGTTGCGCTAATTATATTCATTACCAAACAAGGATTACATCAAATGGAGACACTAATAACTTATTCTCACCATTGATAGGGATCACTGGCGCTTTACCTAAAGATGCTGGATCTACCAAGATCTCATCACCTACCTTGATGTCTGTAACAAGATCACCAACAGCATGCACTGTAAGCTTATTAAGCTTTTGCATCATCTCTCTTTCAAGAGCTTCTTTTGTGTTGTCGTCCACAATAAGTTTACCTTCATCTTTCTTAGGAAGGTCTAGTAACAATCTGTTACCACGTAGTTTTTTAAAATCAGTCATTATGCTTCAATATTAGTTAGTTTCTTAAATCTTGCAATATCATCACCTTTCAAATGAATATCTGATTGGAAGATGTCACGCTTACGTTGTACACCTACTACTTTGCCAGTCTTAGGATTGTGTGTAGGAACCTCCTCAACACGCTCATGAATATCATCTAGTAAAATAACTAGCTCATCATCAAATGCAATGCTGCGAATTACCTTGTTTACATTGAAAGAGTCTGTAAACTCTTTGTCTCCCTCTGTACGAGTGTAGAAAAATTGATTTGTCATTGGTTTATTTTATTTAAAAGTTCAATACGTCTCTTATTAACTTCTTCAAATTTATACATACATGATTCAACATCAGTATGCTCATCCAAAGTTAATAAAATAATATTAGATTTATCATACTCTAGTTCAGGATATTTATTCTTAGGAAGGATATGATGAAAGAATATTGATAATGCTTCACTTCCTAAGTAGTTTCCACTCACTTCTGAGTAATGTTTGCGTTCTTTCCAGATCTCTAAGAAGAAGTTTCTCATTGTTTCTATCTTAGTTTTCTGCACAAACATATCACGCTTAACTGATATCAGCCCACCTCGTTTAGGAGTGATGGGTTTACGCTTGATGTGACTCAAACATAAACCCTTACCCCATACACGATTGTTGCAGCCATCTACACTACACTCCTGTGCTACCATGTCCTGCTGTTCCTCTTTCAGTTTCTGATAATTCTTCTACTTCTACATATTGTGCTAATGGTACAGGCATGATTACTAGTTGAGCAATACGATCACCTACGTTATAGATATCTGACCATGGATTCTTTAAGTTGAATGTAACCATTATCTCACCTCTATAACCACTATCAATTACACCAATAGAATTGGACATAGTTAAATCTGTGTTACGTACAGAGGAACGTGGGAACACAAGTCCCACCATTCCTTCTGGTATCTCTACTGCTAATCCTGTACTATATACTATTTGACTGTCTCTAGATAAATCAAGTGATGTAGCTACAAGATCTGCACCTGCATCTCCTGGCTTACCAAACTTAGGCTTCTGTGCCTTCGAATCCAACTTCTTGAAGTGTATCTTCATCTTCTGTTTCGTTTATTTCGTTTACGTTATTAATTTTACTAACAATATCCTGACGTAGTTTGTCAAAGAATTCTTCATTGTCTGTTAATAGAGTTCTAAACTCGTCAAGCTCATACTTGATCTCATTGTATGTGATAGTCTTACCATACTTACGTAAGATTCCAAGATCACTAGCCATATCCATGATCTCTAGCATACGATCAATACCTACGCCAAACAATATCTCAAACTCTACGCCCTTGAAAGGAGGAGCCATCTTGTTCTTGATAGTCTTGATCTTAGTTAGATTACCATAAGCTTCTGTACCTTCCTTAGCAAGAGTCTTACTCACCTCTACACGAACGTCAGCATAGAACTTCAATGCATGACCTCCCTGAGTTGTACGAGGATCGCCAAACATAACACCAATCTTCTCACGATACTGAGATACAACAATTACACATGTCTGATGCTTAGATAGAATACCTTTTAGTTTAGGATAGACATCACTATTAAGCTTAGCCTTACGACCAATAGAACTATCACCAACCTCGCCATCCAAAACCTTCTTAGGGATTAAAGATGAGTCTGAGTCAATGATAACAAGATCAATCTCTCCTGTGTTAATCATATCCATAGCAATTTGAAAACCCTCCTCGCCACAAGTTGGCTGAGCAATTAACATGCTTGCAATATCTACACCTAGAGCAGTAAAGTAATTAGGATCAACAGCATGCTCGCCATCGATGTACAAAACCTTGCCACCATCAGCTTGACAGTTAGCTACAGCATGTCCACAGATAGTAGATTTACCTGAACCCTCCCAGCCTACAAGTTCATAAAGTTTCCCTTTAACGAAACCTCCCACACCTAGAGCGATGTGATCAAATGCAATAGATCCTGTCGAGATAAGATCGTATTCATTGTGGTTTTTATCACCTAGTGATAAGATAGTACCCACGCCATACTTTTTGTTTAGGGCGTCTAATGCGTCCTCTAGCTTAGATTTACCTGAAGCTGCTTCTGTTTGCTTTTTTGCCATTTCGTTTATTTTTTTGTTATATAAAGTTACAAATAATTCATTAAAAAAGAAATAGCCTAGAAGCAAAACCTCTAGGCTATTTGGAACTCTTCACAATCTAAATACTAATCTTTAGATCCCTTAACCCACTTAGGAGTGTAAGGACAATTTAAGCACTTGCTGCCACAGCAGACGCCTCTACTTGCTAAGAATTCTCTAGACAAGCTCGCAGGCACCTCCACCACAGGCGACTGATTCATTAAAGTTGACTTCATCAGCTACCTCTTTAATTTTAGTGATATCGATCTCTTTAAGTTCACTTATTAGTGAATTATATTTCTCTTCAGTGATGTCCTCGAAAGGAGCTTGCTGATAAGACCCACCCCAATAAGGTAGTACAGACAAACCATTGTAAAACTCACGATTCTCCCACATCCACTGACCTACAGTTTCCCACTCATCTTCTTTAACAGAGATGGTAGCACTTACGTTATGAGTGTTCTCTCCATCTATATGTCCTGAACCAATCCAGTTAGTAGAGAAATGTTTAACTCTTTCTAGTGTATCAAGAGCTGTCTCAGTACGTAATATAGAACCTTCTGGCGCTTTAACAGGAATGCGTACACATACAGTATCTGTAGGGCGTAATACATCATCTTCACATAACTCAGGATGATTAGCCATTAGATACTGTGCAATGTCTTCGTTCTTGTTGAAACGCATTGTACGTAAATAATAATCATTATGCCAAGCATGAATACCAGAAGCAGTTCCTAACACTAGAGATGTAGTACCTGAAGGTTTAACACAACTAATACGAGCTGCTTCATTAATGCCAGTTTTCTCAGAGATCATCTGATTAACTTTCTTAGCTACAGTGGCTGCCATCTTTAAGTCGTATTTCATAATCTCACCACTTCCTATACCAGTCATACCAATACCTAATAAAGCATCGTGCTGAGTTGTTTTAGACCAGACAGGACGAAGATAGTGGAAGTCAGTAAAACCTGCCTGTAAGGTGCCAAAGAATGCTGCAGCAGCTACACGATTGTTTAAATCATACTGGTCTTCTATGTCACTTACATTCACTTCACATAGATTACAAAATTGGTAAGGGCGTAATGCAATTTCACAACATGGGTTTGTTCCCCAATCTAATTCATTACTCCAATACAAACCTGGTTCTCCAGATCCTGATGCTTCTACACGTTTCCATAGATCCATAAATTGCTCTTTACTCACTTCACCACGAGGTAACACTGCAGAGTTGTTAGAACGTCCACGTTGTTCGTTAAGCTCCCACCAGTTGCCATACTTACATGTAATCATCTCTTCATCTGTATAATCAAACAAACAAATCATTGCACTTCTACGTATACCACCAGCTAACACTGAGTTAGCAATGTGACATAGTATATCATGACATTCTAGAGTGGATAATCCTTCACCTGGACCTTTTCTATCTAAGATGGCTTGAATGTGTGTAAGACAAATCTTCAATGGCTCTGGTCCTGGTGCTTTACCACCTGCTGTTACAAGACGTGCACCTTTCTCACGAATAGCACGAAAGTCAAACTTAGGCATGAATCCACCTTCTAGATAAGCTTTCATTAGCACCTTTACAGCATCAGCCCAACCCATAATACTATCCTCAATTAGATAGGTACGAGGTTTGCCTGGTTTAGTGATGTCTGGTAGTTCAAAAACATGATGTGTTTGTACTGAATAGCCTACACCTGTACCTCCTAACAATAAGAACATTGTCTCAGAGAAACTATGAATACTATCAATTGGTAAGTAACAACAGTTGTATATACGAGCGTTGTTAACTTCAGCTGCAGCACCAGCAAACTGTAGTGCTCTCATAGAAGGCAAGATCTTCTTGTCTTTAATCATTGGAATAGACTCCTTGATTGACTCCTCTAAATAAGGATACTTCTTGATCATCATTGCCTCATATCGACCAATGATTTCATCCCACGTCTCTCTCCTGTTTAGCTCAGGAATAAATTTTGCATACTTGCTAAAAACTGTAATTTTACTCAAGGCTTCTAATCCTAAATCCATATGTTTAATTGTTTATGTGTTGTTAAAAAAATAAGGGCCACAAATGTAACTTTGTGACCCTTACCAAACAACCACTTTTGAAAATTAAGATTAACTATTTTCCTTATCAATAATTGAATTAGTTAGTCTAGTTTCTAGCTGTTTTATAGCTTGTTCAATAGCTCCTGATTCAGCTTCTTTTCTAGTTCTATAAACATTATTTGATCCACTAGTAGCTATCTCATTCATTATAGAATAAGTGAAAAATAATGTATCAGGAAATGTTGTAACATTAATATACATGTTATGATGATCAAAGAAATCAAATAAGTTTCTAGGATTACCATCAAGTATAGCAGCAATGTTACGATTGTCCATTGCTTGTGCTCTTACGTGATCTTTAAAATCTTCAGGAAGACTTTCATCATTTAATGATTGTAGCATTACTTCTAAGTAATAGCTACAAATAAGTTTAGCAGATTCTGGGTTCTGCTCTAATAATTCTATTCCTTTCATACAAGTTCTTCTTGTTTAATTTTGTCTAAATCTAATTCTTCATTTTCTATAGTAAAACCATCCCATACTTCCATATCTTCTGTAAACTGCATGTCGAGTCTTTCTTCCCAATATGTACGTAAGTCATCTGTTTTTTTAAAGATTCTATATTGTAAAGATATCTCATCTCTATGTAAACCACTTTTTATAATCTTAATAACTTTTGGAAAAGAATCTTGAAACTCTTTAGATGTTTGAGAATACAAACCTTCTCTAACAAGTGCAAAATCTTTCTTCCATTTCTTATCTAATGTATATACAACTACTACAAAACCATCTTCATAATCATAATCATCAATCATTTGTTTTGTACGCTGATACTCATCATCTAAGAATTCTCTAAACTTATCTAGATTACTTGGTTTAAACAAGAGATATACAGCATTTTGATACTGTACATCTCTTCTAGCATCGCTCATATAACCATTTAGATAACCATTTTCTTTAAGCTTATCTCTATTGATTTTAAGAGTGGGCACTATAAATATACTTGTGATTGTTTTCTTTAACTCCATTTATCCTTTTATGTTTACAATGCCACCATTTGAATAATTCTTACGAGATATATTCCATACGTCATTCTCAATAGCCCATTTAAGATCGTCTATTGTTTCTAATACGCCTGGATAGACATATCCTTTAAGACTAAAACCATCTCTAGCATTTTCCATGTCTTCTGTATCTAGTGTATAGATGAGAGGACTAAAATAGTTAGTGCTATCACAGACAATAAAACTAGGATAGGCAACTGTATATCCATCATCTACTAGTCCTTTGAAATGATAATGTGCAGCATGCCAGTATAAGAATGCTTGAATATATGCTCTTCTGTAAAGATAATATTCTTTATAGAAACCTTCAACACTCCAGGTACATTTTAAATCATAAACTTGAATAATTTTATTCTCATGATCTATAATCACCTTGTCCATCATACTCTTAAACTTATGACCATGTACTTGATAGTTCTCTACCTGAAGCTGGTTGTATACATCATATCTAGATGTTTTATCTTGATTAACTATAGATGCAGTGAAAGGGTTAGTCTTTAATTCTGTCACAATATTTTCAGAATTTGTGACATCATTTATACTAACAACTGTCATGCCTTTACTTCTAACCAACATAATCTCATCAAAATACGCTTCTGCTTCAGAGTCTATGAACTTCTTCATGACAGCATCATACGTAATCTTGAATCCAGAATCTTTATATGCATCTTGAGCAACATCACCAAACTCACGAGTGATCTCACCATTTGCATTAGTGGCCTCTTTCATGTGTTTGTACAACGCCTCCACAAAATCTAACATTAGTCCTGTTGGTACACTTTGACATGTAGATAGATAGAATTTGTCATCAAACAACTCTGGTTCCATAAGTTTAGTTTCTACTAACCTACCCATGGTAGCTGCCTTATTATCCTCATCTACAACTTTCTCACCAAGTACATACTTACGATAATACTTCTTTCTGTCTTGTGAAAACTCCTTTAGACTAGAAGAGCTATCCATTACGATAGCTCTATAACTTGCTTCTGTTTTACTCGTTCCCTTTATCATTTTGTTTTTTGTTTTGTGATTCGTAATATGCTTCTACTATTTGGTCATGCATTCTTCTTACTTCCATAGGAACACGCTTGAACCACCACTTAACTTCTATCTCATACTCTCTACCTTGCTCATCTAATCCTCTAGGATTAACTAGCCAGAAGTTATGTGTTTTACCATTAAACTCTACAGAACCTTCATACCAAATCTCTGTGAATGAAGAGTTCTTATTGATGGATACTATTGCTTGTTTCTCTTCCATTAGTCTTCAAAAGGTTCTTCAACAATTGATACAACAACATCATTCTTAAGCATTTTGTGTAACTGTTCTACAGACTGAGCTGTAACATGTATCCATTCTTTGTCCTCTTTTCCAAAAGGTACATAAATTACTTTAAATCTTTTTGCTTGTTTCTTTTTCATAACTCATTTATTTTTTTAGTTGGTTTCCATATATAAGCAAACAGTTCATAACCACGTCCTGAATCTGTCTTGCCTACTATTTCATTCTTTAATTGTTCTGGTGTCAAGATCATAACCTCCTCTTTATGAATAATTGTGAAGTCTTCACCTAACTTGTAACATTCCCTAACCTCTTTTGAAGTTAAGTCTGCCCATAGTACTTTAGAGTCCATTTCTGGCTTGTACAACTTTTGTAGTTCCTTTCGCATCTTTTTCTGATTTTGTTTTAGCATTGTGACATCCTTCGCATAACACCTGTAAGTTATCTACCTCACAGAACAAACGTTCTACAAAACCTGGAAGATCATTAGCGCAGGTTAATGTACCTGCTGGTATAATATGATCCACATTAATCTTCTTATCAGGAAACCAATTCTTACATTGATTACATTGATATTCAAACTTCTGCCTTTTTAAAGGTCCTTTGTATATACGCTTAGCTTTCGCTTTACATTCTGCTATTGGTTTCCACCATCTAGACTTCTGCCTTAGACCACTTCTAATGAAACTCCAGAATGCTGATTCTGTCAATGTTCCACTATTTCTAGTCTTAGGTGTTACTTTTCTCTTAGCCATAATTGTATTAGTTGGGAGCAAATATAACATTTACTCCCAACATAACAACTATATGGACTTAACTCTGTCACCAATAACAGCCTTCATCTCATTAAGAGAGTTAATTATATCTCTCACATCATTCATAGATATGGTAGGGAAATTAACTGCATGCTTCTTAGCTTCAGCTGCGAATCCTGCTTTCACTTTATCAGCTAAGCCATCTAATTCATTGATAGCATAGGCGTCATCAAGCTCAAGAGTGTCAAAGTCTAGATCGTGTAACAAGCTAGTAGCTTCTTCACGTGGTACAGTCATGATTGGTAGATACTCATAACATCTACCTTTACTTTCACCAATACCAACAACCTTCATTGGATTAATTAGAACTAGGACAGACTGGTCGCCACATCCTACATAATGAATCTCATCACTAGTAAAATGTAAACCTGCTGCACCACAGTCATCTGTGTTCCATCTACATTGTTCCATTGGCATCTCTACCACTTTACCTACACGAATGTCAAATGTACCAGTGTGAGCATCTGTGAAACGATTCTCTGCACGATTAGGTAGATCAAGATATAAATCTGTCAATCCACCAATTAGTTCGCCATTCTCTTTACGAACCACATCATCGTATCCACCTTCTCCATCACACACTGGACATACACAATCTTCTTGATCTTCTTCAGGTACTTCCTCACCATAGCAATATCCACATTCTGTCCACTCATCATCATAAAGATCATCTACATGGACAAGTTTGTATTCACCATTCTCTAAGAATACTACATAATTTTCTGGACTCTTCTTCCATACAGCCTTCACCTTGTTGTAAGACTCGCTGATAAACTGCACAAGTTCTGTACCACCATGGATGGTGACAACGTTACGTAAAGCTGCGAAGAATCCTTGCTTAGTAATCTTGAAGCTATTCTTCTTTAAGAATTCAAATAACTTCTCAGCCACTTCAGCACGTGGGTTTAAGCAACACCACATCCAGAATCTTTTAAGCGCTTCATATTCTTCACTTATAGGCTCAAGAGGATTCCTCCTACCTACAATTGAAGCAAACTCTTCCACCATCATAGGAGGAAGACTACGATTGATTCCTGTCATATACAAAGAACCATCTCTAAGCTCAAAGTCATCTAACTTAGCAAGAGCTTTACAACCTTCTAGTATAGCTGCATTGCGCTTAACCTCTTCTTCAAACTTACGCTTCTCTTCTAGTCCTTCTTTAGAACTACATACAGTGAACAGCTCTATTTCATTCCTTGCATCACGAGCACGTCTGAAATCATCCATTGTAGCAGGATGCTTGCTAATGATATTACCATCATTAAGTACAATAGTTAATACGTCATTTACAAACTTGATGTTTGAATATGGCTTAAGAAGAATTGTACTACTAGTATCGCTAGATGTAGTAGTAAGAGTGTACGCAGGAGCTGTTGTTTCTTTCAACAACATCTCTGCTAATTTTGTGTCTCTATCAATAAGAGACTTGAAAAAATCTAAACTTGCATTGTTCATTTTGTGATTGTTTATAATGTTAAAATTTAAGCTACAAATAATGATAATTGACCTTCCTCTACAGGAACGTGTCCTTCAGTAATATTATAGTTACTAGCATTCATGCGCATGTTTTTATAACGACACATGTCTTTCATAACATCTAATAAACCTTTGTAATCAAAAGCATTTCCATAACTACCATGCATTTTGTTACATAACTTCTTCATGAAAGGATGTTTAGAAAAGAGTTTATCTATACGATTGAGTTTAGTAAACATCTCTAAGTCATAAAGATTATAATTAGAGGCATATTCATCAAGCTTAAGATCAGTATTAGTTTCTTTAGCCCATGTATAAATCATCTTCTCTTGATAATCATATAGCTCATCAAGATCTTTCTTTAAACCTGAGTTAACTTCATCTAATACATTACGAACGTCAAACACCTTACTGTATAATCCTTTAAACATAAAGATTAACTTAGCTGTCATCATCCTCTTGAATGGTTTGTTATGACCTTTCAAGAATGTAGCTAGAGGCATAAAGTTATGAAGATTATACATCTCCAACACTTTAATTTCTCTATCAGACATAATGACAAACTTTATTTCATTCTCCATTTTCCTAAACATTCCAAACAAATGATCAAGAGATGTGCGCTCTTCTTCTTTAGCATATACAGTGAGCATCTTTCTCTTATGAAGCTCTTTACCATCATATACCATAGGAACAAACTTAGCATTAGATCCTGTTTCTCTTTCTGGAGCTGTTGCTTGCTTAACGTTAACATCACCCTTCTCCTTCACCTTACCATTCTTGGCAGCTTTAGGTTTAGGCTTAAAGTTTTTAGCTTTGTCAGCAACAATCCATGCTTCAGGAACATCAATAGCATCTAAATCTACAAAGCTATTTGTAACCTTATTAAGACAAGTTTGGAATTCAGTTATCACTTCTCTCCATTGTGACTTAGGATAGTTATACAACTTTAACAAGTCGTGATAACAACCCATGTCTGGATTACTTGTATTATAGCTGTTCTTACTCCAATCTTTGTTTTTAGAGAATAATGTAAAAGCATGAGACTTCTTAATAAACTTTGCAGACTTCTTGGCCCATAGCTCTTTAATATAACGACGCTTGCGATCACCAAATATTCCTGTGAATACAACAATCTTGTCAGCTCTATGTAAAGATGTAAAAGTTACATCTGAATCCCATCTACTACGAGACTCAGATATTCTAGCTCTGTAATTACTTAGCTCATATTTACATTCATATTCATTAAGCATATAGTCTCTTATTTTATAAAGACTTTCTGCTGTAAAATACTTACATCCTATTAATGTAGGCGTACGTGCTGGTATTGTAGCATGCTTTAGTATTTCAGATATCTCCCATTTATCACCATTGTGATCTGTAATGTGTCTAAATCCAGTAGAGAAATGATCTACCACTGCACGTACGTCATCTGTGTCAGCAATAGTTTCATTATACTTAGTCATGAACTCATTAGCCAGAGTTGTAATCTTATTCTTGATAAGTTGCTTAGCTTCCTGAGTGTATCTTAATGACTCTCTATTTGGCGTAGGAAACAATCCATCTGTAAGACTAAACCTTAATCCTATTCTACAATGATAAATTCTACTAATACCAAGCTTATCAAAGTCTAATGGATAATACACATTGTCTAGACATACGTGCATTTCATGATCAGGACATACGTCTGATATTTGATAATGCTCACTTCTATAGATTTTGAATGTATTGTCCATATCAGGAACATCAAAATAGACATTCTCAAAATATGCAAGTTGTTCCTTAATCTTCTTCTTGAATTCGTAGGCATCACTCCACTTAACAGGAATGATGATCTTTACACCATTACCTTCAGAAGTTGCACTATCGTACAACAAGTCAATTGAGTTGACTTCTTCTCCTTCATACATCATATACTTACGCTCTCTTCCATCTTTACGTGCAATGAAATAGAAGCTAGAAGCATATGCAAGAGGGGCTTTGAAACCAAGGCCCATCATACCAAGCTCTGTGGTAGACTCACGCTTTGTGCTCTTACCATACTTGCTAATAATGTTCTCTACATCATTAGCATCTAAACCAATGCCAAAATCCTCAACAGAGAATTCATAGGCACTATTGTTATTCTTAAAGCTAACAATAATAGGATGATTAGCCTTACCTGCTCTACGATGAGAGTCTAGTGCATTACTAGCACACTCTCTAACAGTTGAACCAATTGCGTCTGCATATAGGTTCTTACTCAACATCTGCATCAAAACCTGTGCACTGTCAAGATCTAACGACATACCAATAGTAGCTTGTGTGCTACCCACTTCATGTATTAAAGATTGTGTTTGTTTTTCTAAGATCATATTTCTGCTTTTTCTAGCCAATCAATTTTATACCCATTGGTTTCTTTGATTAGCGTGTTGATTTTTGTGAATACTCCTTCTGTATCCCAATGACTGTTCCTGTAAGAAGCTGAAGCTGGATGACTCAATTCAAAATGAAATGTGAATGGTGAGACATACCTCTTAAGCTTACCTGCTTCTTTACCAAAGAACACTATTGGTATACCTGTAAATGAAAATACTTCCTCCAACAGATATTGCATAAATGGTTCCCATATCTTTAAATGAGATCCTGCTTTATGAATTTCTGTAGTGAGGGCTGCGTTACATAGTAACACTCCTTGCTTAGCTAGGAATGTTAAATCTGGGTTTCTATCTCTATCGAAAGCAAAACCACCATACAGTTCCTTCTCTATGCCCTGATATAATTGAAACAAGCTTGGTTGCAACACTTTAGTTGTAGAACAGCTCATCATCAATCCATCAGCAACAGGTTTATAATGTGCCATTGTGTGATATGGACATAAACCTATAAGAATAACTTTAACATCTTGAAAGCGTGTTTCTTTAAAACATCTCCAAACATTCTGAGAGAGAGGAGCAATTGTCTTGCCCCTCTTACTATCAGCTTTTAGTTGTTCGTAGATTTTATCACAAGCCTCGCTCTCTATGAAAGGCTTCATCTTAGGATGCCAGCTTTCATCAAATAAATCTTTAAACTTTTCCCAATTCATTATAATGATAGTTCTAATTGTCTATATTCTGGTACACTGATAATAGCTGGTCTCTGACTAGCTACTAGTTCTCCTTGTGTGTTTACAAAGAAATCATGAGCACTCATATGATCATTCATCCATGTTGCTGGATGTAATTCTTTCATTGAATGTGTTGTGTGTTGATACAAATCCCACAGTGTGCCTTCTACACCATAATCATAAGAAGGTTTAATTATCTCCTTACGAATAATGTTAAGCTGCATTGTACTAATGATTTGCTCTTCTACCACCATACGTCCTAGTAGCTCACCTTGCTGACGCTTAGTAATTTCTACCTGCTTCATCAACTCACGTTGTATCTGCATCTCTCTAAAAGCATCACCTGCGCTCTTGATGTATTCAGTAATGGCTGATGGTGTAAACTCTTGAATAGAGCCCTTATGAGCTTTCTTGAATGTACCCATGTCACCAGACACTACACCATTAGAACATATCATGATGTTTACACCAATAGCAAACTTCAAACTAACCTGACGATTATAACTGTTCTGCCATCCAATCTGGATTTGCATCTCACTATCCATAATGTTGGTTAGTGTAAACTTACCTGTAGACACTTGTCCATCAGCTGCTAGTGTATATGCTTCCTTACCTAATGTAAAGCCTGCACCATCAATAGCTGCTAGTGTAAGATCAATTAACTGTGCATTGCTTACTGGTTTGTAAGTTGCTGTTTGTGCTGGTACAGGCACTGCTGTTACCAAATGCTTCAAGCTTGTGTAGTCTGTTCTTTTCATGATTGTGATATTCTAAGTTTAAATCCAAAAAATTTATTTAATATTCCTTCTAGGTTTTCTATACCTATGCATTCTATAGAGTCTCCTTCTGTAGTCTCTAACCATTCTGTCTCTTGTTGTATCTCATACACAAGATCTTCAACAGCTGCTGCTAATTCTTCTACGTTCATAGTAGTTCTTTTTCTTTTAGATAGTTTTCTATTGCTTGCATACCATGGACTTTTGCTAGATCAGCCCAATCTTTAATGCCCTCAGATAAATACTTTCTGGGTACATTACAGTAATCAAAGTTGAATATCTTGGTGATTTGTTGTGAATTCTCTACGCCTGTTACGTCTGAATCAAAACTAAGTATCTGACTAACAGAGTTACTCTTGATATATTCAACGTTCTCAGGAGAGAAACAACCTAGGCCCTCGTTCTGTACAGCACAGCTGCATGGAAAAAGTTTCTTCATCACCATATAATCCTTCTTTGATTTGTTGATAAATGCTACATCACATTGTTTGATGTCATCTTTACCATCCATCGCAGTTATGGGTACATTGTTTGGTACCCATTTACTCTTCTTATCCTTAGCGTGTGGACGATATATCTTCCATTTATCATCATACAAATAACCAAACCTCAGCTCAAAAGGAACTGGGAACAGTTGTTTGTTAAGATAAACCTTAGATATACTATAAACATTATTTGCTTTCAGGTCATCAAGACTTTGATGATACTGATTCCAATAGGCCAATTCGTCATTAGTGAATGCTTTCACAACCACTTGAATGTTAGAATATGCTTTGACAGCACGTACTGGTTGGATGTATTGTGAGACAATACGTTTGTATTGTTCTGTATTGGTTTCTCTAGAAAATCCTAGTCCAAAGTCTCTATCAATTAGTGCTAAGACTTCTTTTAAATCTTTAAGATTAAAAGACATTTTAACAAAATCAAAACAAGAACCTCTCTTACTAGTATCTGCAAAATCAATAAACGTTAATCTTCCTTGCTTATTTCCAATCATAAATGATGGATTACGCTCGTTTCTAAATGGAGAAAACGTCACAACATTTGGCTCCCAATCAGTATTGGGCATATAATATTTAAATATGTCATACTCTGTTATCTTTTCGAGTATCTTTTCTGGCGTAAGGAAAGAAGGTTTTAATCTTCCTGTTATTCCCATTTAATTTATTTAGTTTAGAAAAGAAAGCCCAATCTAAAATAGACTGGGCTTTACTATAATAGATGATATAAAATAGAAAATCTTAAAAATCTGCACTATCAGTTGCAATCACTTTGTCTGATTCTACTAAATTTGAATCAGGGTCATAGTCATGCAACTCTTCGAATGTATAATAATCTTTACAACCATATTCTCCTGTTGCATTAACAATAAATCGCTCGTGCATCTTTAGCTCAGCAGTTTTCCTGAATTTTAAACCTCTCACTACATCAGGATTGTTGTAATCAACTAGGCGCATACTCTTGATAGAATATCCAGGAAAGAATGATTTGATAAAGATGTTTTGATATGACTTAGGACCATCTTCTTTGTCAACAGTTTTTACTGTAGCTAATGCACCAACAGTTTGTGTAAACTCACCATCAATTTGATCTTTTAAGTCTGTTAAATCACCTGACATAACTTTCTTCCAGTCTAGCATAATCTCAGTTTCTAGATCAGAAAAGTCAAGACCTCCCAACCATATACGTACAAATCCTAAAAATTCCTCTTCGCCTATATGTGCTACACGATTATGACGCTTAGCAAACCATACAGGAAGAAGATCTTCACTACTAGCCCAACTACATACACCAATGTTATTGATATATTGTTTCTTTGTTTCATCCTTATTAACTTTCTCACCATGTTCTAACCAGAACGTAGCAGTAGTTCTAAAGTCACTGTTTACATCTTGTAACCATACATTAACTTTTAACTTCTTCTTAACGTCGTCGTAATAGTTAGTTGCGTTACTGTCATCTTTCAATTCTATCCCTAAGATATCTTTGAATTCTTTTGCACTTGGGTTGATAGCAAGTACTTTTGCTTCAAATATACCAACCTTCTTTGGAAAATCTCCACCTTGTGGGATTTCTCTTTTTGATCCACCTATTGCCATTGTTTCTAGTTATTTATAATATTCGTCTATTGTGTTTACTACTGTTTGTAAATTATTAGGAATCTTGATGTCAGCAAACATACCATCAGGAGTCTTGGCAGGGAACTTTCTAAACCTATTGGTTACAAAGTTATACGTACAAGTGCCATCTTTGTTTTCTTCTACATAAGTGTAGAGACACATAGTTAATAGGCCCTCTAATAAGATTTGATTGTCAATCAGCTTGCCTGCTGTCTTGATTTTGTATCCTATAATCTCTCCACCTTCTTCAATAGTTTCTGGGTGAGTGAAATAGAACACTTTCAAATCGTCACGTAATTTACGAGCTTCTTGAAACAAGGCCACCATATCTCTAGCCATGATGCTAAATTTAGTGAACCCAACTTCTGTTGCTCGTGACACAATATTGAAACCCATGATGTAGTTTGAATCCTCAATCACGATGTTTTTAATGTGTGGTGCTTTCTGAGAAATGTTTTGTAACAATCGAGTGATCTCAACTGCGTCATCAACTTCTCTGTAGTTCTTCTTTTCTGTATTGTACAGAGTTTCAGAACCTTTAAAAGGTAACTCCTTTTTTGCTACATTGATAATGTAGGTTTCTTCTGGATTTAGGTGCTTAATCGATGTCGATTTGCCTGTACCAGTGGATCCAACGATCCCAATCAGTTTACTTGCCATGTTTAATTTATTTAGTTAATTTACTTACTCTAAGTTACTAAATTTCAGAGATATTAACAACTTTAATCTTGTCTTTATCAAAAAATTCAAGTGACTTATTTAACCACTTTTCTTCTACTTCCTCATTGGTGGAGATGATATAAATCTGTGCTTTCTTGTCTGGATTGTTATATTCCATAGCCATGCATCTATTCACCTTTTGAGCTAGATTCTCAGCGTTACTGTCAAAGTAATTTAAAATCACTTTGTTTAAAGGTTTGTATGTAACACCTGTATTACCAATCTTTACAACAGCCATATGGTTTCCTTCTCCTTCTGTAAACTTTTTGAAGCCCTCTTTGTCAGGCGATTTACTATGGTGTGAAGGGATGCCTAAACTATCTGCAGCATTGGTAGTACCACAAAATACAAGTATACGTTCTTGTTTATACTTGTTTAATATTGCCTTAGTCATATTTAACTTAGCAATACTTCCTTGGACGATTCTCATTCTCTTCAGGCGTAACATCATTGTGTCTTTACCCATTTGAGATAATTGATTAATCACCCAACTACACGCGTCAAAATGCTTCTTCTCTGTTCTGGCTTTACCCTTAACAGTTTGAACTACCTTATTGTCCAAGGGAACCTTGATTATTGTTATTTGATAGTCAACAATAACTCCTTCTTGGATAGCTTGTTCAATAGGGTAGTATGCCAATACAGGAAGATCTAATCTCATGTCAAGCTCAGACTCTGTTGAGGTTGATAGAGTGCCTGTCAGTCCTAACACTTGATGATTGATTAATGTCAAATCATACAAAGCATCAATCTGCGCATCACTTAACAAATGTATCTCATCAATGATCACCATGTCATACTCATTGTTTACATATTTATGTAAAGATAGGTGTGTTGTATAGGTGATTTGTGAATTGTTGTAACTACGTGCTTTGAAATCCTGTTCCCAACTATTCTTGATTTTAAGGTCAGGATAGGCGATTATGATAGATATATTTGAATTCATTTTTTCCAAAATGTTAATTGTTGTATATATCTTACCAAACCTTGGACATAGATTTAGGATGCCCCATTTCTTATCTAACCATATCTGTGCAAATTCTTCTTGTCTTTGATTACGAAGGTTGTTCATCTTGTGGAGGTTGTGCTACTTCACCTAAGGAAGCTAGTTGTTCACGTATTTTACTCATTTGAAGTTTAATATCTTCTGCTTCAGCTCTATTATCTGCTGCTACAGCTTTCATAAACATGTCATCAAACTTTGTGTACTGCTTCATTAAACTAAAAATTTCGTCTTTTGTTGCCATTGTTTTGTTATTTAAGGTTCTAAAAAATATGTTTTATTTACTATTGATTGATAATCATACTCTGTTATATTCTTCATTCTTGGTAGTTCTTTGAACATACCCACTTGACCTAGAAAACCTAGACCAATACGAATATCATCCTCACCATAACTATTTTTAATTAGTCTTAGTGAACGATAATACTTACCACCAAATTCATCTTTAAGCCTATCTAAGTCATAACCACTAGGGTCTGTAACTTTATAACGCATAGGATCAAACAGTGCTAGTACAACATCAGCATCATCTTGTGTTGATGAACTATCCTTGAAGTCTTCTAGCTGTGGTTCTACATCACCATTCTTAATCCTCATAGGATTAGCAATGTCACGATTGAACTGACTTACAACTATTGGTGAATATCCATACATATCACGAGCATATCTCAGCTCTTCAGACATCTTATCGATAGCTGCCTTCTTTGTATTATAATCCTTGGTAACTTTTAATAAACCAATATGATCAATAACAACCAGTGTTACTGTGTTATCTTCATCAGGAATATAAACTCTGTTATACTTATCAATCTCTTCTATTCTACCATTAGCTTCAGCATGTTCTTTTAAATGTTTAGCTACGCCTATTGGATTATCTGGACCATCAATGATTGTAATGATATCTGACATGCTGCCAATATAGTCTCTCTGTCCTAGAAACAAATCATGCTCATCATGCGTCATCTTCTCCTTCTGCCAACCTAATAGTTTACTAACAGGAATGATTATACCAGTATCTAAGAATATCTTTCTAGCTACCCATTTAGCCATCTTGTATGTCTTACTACGCTCCATGGATCTATATATAATCTTTAGCTTGATATCAGAAGCCTGACCATACTTAGATATATACCAATCAAATGGATTGAGGACATATGCATCATCTATAAAAGATGTCTTACCAGAACCTGTTAGACCACCTACAAGAGTGTATATAGACTTCCTGATACCAATGTATCTGTTAAGTCTATCAAAGCCCATAGGTATACCACTGTTCTTACCATCAATACCATCTTGTACTGCCTTGGCTAAATCTTGAAATATCATATATCTGTTGTTCCTACTGGTTTGGGTTTTTCTTCGATTGTGATTCCCTGCTTTACAAGCTCGATGAATGGTTCAAAGCTTCTTTGTGTCAAATATGTCAAACTGTTCTGCATGTATTTAAGTTTATTCTCTCCTGATTTGTATGAGTTCTCTTTCTTCTGAAGAACATCAAACTCAACAGCAGCGATTAAATCATCTGCAGTGTACTCTCCCTCTGACAAAATTGCATTGAACTTAAGTCTACAGTTCTCTACATCTCTACGTAAAGATCTAGAGCCTGCAAAGCTTTTATCTTTATGCTTGAATGTATCAGTGCCTGGAAATGCTTTCCACCATCTTTGAAAATCTTCAGTGGCAGGCTTCTTCTTAATGATCTTATCCTTAGGAGCTTCCTCTTTAAGAAACTTAAGAACATTCTTACCTGTTAGTGTGATTTTATTCTCTCCTGATATTAATCCTTTGCGATAAATACCTTGAGCAAGGATCTCCAGTTTAGGATCTCCATTACATGCATCTTTTAAATCATGGCCTTCCTCCACTAGTTTGAGGAGAAAGACCATGTCTAAACTAAAACCATTCTTGAGTAACTCTTTAAAATGATAGAGCGTCAATTTTACATTCATAATTTCTAATTATTCTATGATCTATTTTAGCAATTAAACTTTGAGGAATGCATACATTAATCTTAGCCCTCTCTTGTAGAGATTCTAGATCACATAAATAGACTTTATCGCTCATAAAAGCTTCAATTTGAGCGATACCTGGGTCATTTAGTGAGCGATAAAATAGCTCCTTCTCCTCTTGCAAATATACTAAATCCTTGAGATTTTCCATCTCATAATCCTCGATATGTATCATGATTTATCATTATAATTTTCATACTCTCTAAACTTTGGGTCCAAGGTACGTCCTTCATTATCCCAATAACTTTCACATTTATCCCCCTTACGAGGTGATTCAGCAAAGACAGATTGTCTAAACTGATTCCATGGTGCTGTGTGCCTGTAGCACTTAAATTTCACAGGACATTCCATGTCCCTACACATTGCTATATCAGCCATTGCTTTGTTGTTTAATTAATAACATAATCTCTCTAGTTAAAGAACCTGCTGTTTCATTACCATTAAAACTCCAACGTATAATTGCAGCTTCTATAGCTCTATATAATTCATTTTCCATATTAACAAGCAGCGTAGCCAAAGAATATATACGTCCCTTCTCTCTCTTGTGTAGATCTCTTGTATTTAATACAAGCTACATTAGCATCTTGATTAGTAAGAATCTTCTCCATGCGTACAAAAGTAGTGGTTTGTTTGTTCTCTGTATACTCACGAGCATATTTAACAGCATCAGTTTTAGTCTTGAAAGACTTCAACTGTTTGTCTTCCCATCCTGTGTACACATTGTAACGAAGCTCCCACTTACTGGTGCCTTTAACAACAGTGTGATCAACAACAGATTTAATCTTGTTGTTGTTCTTTACAGGTGATTCTTCTTCAATAACATAACATTCACGCTTACCTGCATTCTCTAACATATCATCAATAAACTGATGTCTTTCTTTCTTACTCTTACGAAATTCAGCAGTGACATCTTTAAAACTAGTTGTTGTACTGATTGTACCATTGTAGGCATCTCTGCCAAATTCTGATTCTGCTGCTTCTACAGCGAGTGTGTATGCTTCGCTAGCATTCATTCCTCTTTGTCTTGTGATAAAAGCTTCTGCTCCCATGTTTTTTGTGATTTAAAATGTGTAAAAATTATAAAACAGTGTTGTGTGAAAATTATAATATGTAAACAAAATTGTTTACAATATGCCAAAGTCAGTAGTAAAACTGTGACAAATTCAGTAATAGAAAAGCCCCAGATTTCTCTGAGGCTAGTTTAAATAATTCCTAAAATTGGTAGTAATACTACCAATGCGCTTATTATTTTCGAATTGCGCCTATTTTTGTAACAAAACTTGTCAAATTATGTTACACAATTCGACAAATAGTCGAATTAATGTGCATTATATTGCACAATAGTTTATATTACTAATATAAACTATACCCTTTCGCATATAAAAGTGTAAAATATTGCACTTTTATACCCTTTTGCATATAATTTTAACTAACACTTAGTGTTAATCATAATATCCTCTAAAGAACTTCTTAACCTTTTGTAAAAATGTAGGCTGTTGATCTTTAAGTATATGTGCTTCAGGTGGTATTGTTGTGTGGATGTGTGTTGTATCAACCTCTTCTGGATTATACTCACGCAATCCTAAATTAAGCTCGAACCAACTCATTGTTGACTGTGCTCTTGTCTTATTACACTTAAAAGTTTTCTTGATAAGTGGAAGAGCAGCCTTACGCCATTCTAATGTTTGTTCTGTTGTCAATGTATACACTCTCCAGAATTCTGGTGTGTCCATTGCGTCCTGATAGGTTAACCCTATCATTTCCATTTGCATAGTGACTAACTTTCTGTTAATCTCTTCTCTTTGTTTGTCTGTTCCTGCCATTAAAATAAATTTAGTTGGTTTGGAATAATTACAGGTCTTTTCTTACCATTGTAATCAATCTTGTTAATAATTCTTTCTGCTTTCTCTATGTAATAAGAATGATTAATATTATCTAGAGGATGATCTTTAGATAGCTTATTACACACTGTCATTACCCACTCGCCTGCTTCCACTTGTGATATTGGTGCAGCGTTGGATAGACATTCTGGGTTCTTTATCTTTAATAGTTTCTCACCAGTGTTAGATACATAATATCTAATTAGTTTATTATAGATAGTAGTCTTGCCATTGAACTTACCTTCATAATGAAAGTCTCTGCTAGCCTTCTGTCTGAGACAAAAATCAAAGATGTTACTATGATTACTGATGCTATCAGCAACAGGAATACCATCGCAATAATAGCGCTCAAGAGCAAGAGGCACCACTCTAGCAGATTTGTTTTTATGTAATTCAAAATCTGTAAGGAAATCACCTTTCTTCTTAACTTCTCCATTGGTCTTAACTGCTAGATAATCATTAACTGTTGAGAATATAATCTTACTGTAATCTGTACGCTCAAGCTCATACTGAGTTAGCTCACACCACCATGCATTAATCTCATGCATCTCATCAAGATGTGTCTTTTCTATTCTAATAGTTACACCATCTGTATTAGCTGATATTACATGTATACCTGCTAGTTCATACGCTTCAATAAGCATAAGCAAGCTAAGCTCTCCAGTAAGAGTAGTGAACATAGTAAGTTGTCTGTCATAGATCCAGTTCTGCATATCAGAAGACTTACCATATACAGAATTGACAGCAAGCTTAAGGGCACCAACAATGCCTGCAATGCGTTTGCTCTTTTTAGCCTGTGGCTTAAGCTCAAGACGCCTCTCAAACATACGCTTATAGCCAGTAAGAAACTCTTTACCAAGATGTGCAGGATACCTGCCATTATTGATAATGATAGCAGGATAATAACTAGACACATCCCAATCAATGATTTCAAACTGATCATCAGCTTCAAATACCTCTGGCTTGTTCTCTGTGTGCAAGCCTCCTTTAGCAAACGTATAAGTGTTGCCATAAAAATTTATACTTTCTTTAAAGTCATCATTAAGTCCTAATACTAGTTTATCTATGTACTTTTTAAACTCAATGAGCTGGTTAGTTTGAAACTTTACATAATCAGGTCTACATTGTGATACAGTTATCTTCTTTCTAAAGAATCCTGTGCGAGGTAGATTAGCATATGTAATTTTCTTCTCTTCACAATAATACTTCTTAATCATCTCATCACCAATCTTACTATCAGAATAATTAATACAGTTAATATCAAACTCTTCTTGTATGTCTAGTCTTAATTGTAATTGATCATTTCCTTTATACAAGGGATGTTCTGTATCACCTGTTGTAACCTTAAAGAACTCATAGGTTGCCATTACATCATTAATACAATAGTTCATTGTAACATCTATCTCTTCTTGAGTCATGTTACGCTTTGTATGATGTATAGGCATCTCCTCAATGTTCTCAAGATCCATCTCAAACTCTAGACGTTTAAGGCTAACCATACGATTCTTATTATCATAATGATTAACCTTAAACAAATCTATCTGTTTGAACGACAAATCCTCTTCACGATACTCTGGGAACTGTTCATAATTGGCGTCTTCAATAACATCTTGAGCCTTTTGTGCAATCTTAGCACATATTTCTAGACCTGCGAGCTCATGCCAATCATCATGATTACGTATTACCCATTCTACCACTTGAGCATCAAAACGAAGATTATTATAACCTACCCAATAATAGTCTGGCTTATCTTGCATTAGTTTTACAAATGCATCAAAGTTATTCTGCCACTGACTAATTAGGAAATCATAATGTTCATCTTCTTTTGGATCGTAGACATGTATTAGGAATAGTTCCTGCATTGTCTCGATATCATAAATTAGAACGTTCATTTGTCTTCTATTATCTCTATTAAATCTTTCATAGATAATGCAAACAAACATGAATGTTTCTCTCCATTCCAATAATCAAGATAACTCTCTCTTGGAATAGCCCACCATAATTCTTCATGATGATTGTAGTGGAATACATAGTTATATATTTCTGTCATTTCTTTGTTTTTGTTTATCAATTACCCATATTGCTACTCTCATTATTCTAATAGCAATGTTATAAACAAAGTCTTCTAACCAAATGGTTATTTTACTTCTTTGATATGCTTTCATTATTGCGTTACTAAAGATATCCATCCTGTTAGAATGTATTTACTCTGTGTATGACTAACTTGTCCACGATGTGTGTGAGTCCAATCAGCAGGGAAGAATAATAACTTACCTTGTGTTGCTGGTTCTGTATGTCTTTGAAACATAAACTCTGTACCACCATCTTCTACATCATTTAGATATACCATCCATACAAATAATCTAACATCTTTTTCTCGTGTTTCATAGTGCCAAGCTTTAAATCCTTGACCTGGAAGATATCTTTGAATATTGTAAGCATCAATATTAACTGTAGTGTTTAGAAATATTGGAAACTTGTCCATGTATTTATACATTTCATCAACCATTTTATCTACAACATCGTCAAGTTTATCACCATATAGTCTTTTAATTGTACTTTGGTTTTCTTGACAAATAGTAAAATCTGATGAATGTTTTACATCTTCATCTAATCCTTTAGAAACATATCCTGGAAACAAATATTTATCATTTGCTTCGAATATATTAATAATCTCCTCACATTCTTGTTTAGTGAGGAGATCTTTTCTGTGTATGAAATCTACTAGTTCCATTGTTCTAATGCTGTCCTGGTATTGTTAGTTTTGATTTCTTTAAGATTATATTTACGTAGATATTCTTGTTTCTTACGTGTATATTCTTCAGACAAATGTCTATCAATAGTAATTCCCCATTGATTAATTGTGATATTTAATTCGTTTTTCATTACAGTCTTATTTAATATTGCTGCACTCATTACAAATGTAGCAAAGGTTAAAACATAAAAAATTGGATGTGGTTTAGTTATCATAGTCATCATAATAATCCATTGGATCTATTGCTTCATACATATCATCATATGTTACCCAATCAGGTACTTCCATATTATTAATATATTCACCACAATAGGTTATTAATTTAGCATCCTCAATAACTATATCATCATCACCTGGCTGTTCTAATGTAGCAGGTGATGAATGATGTGCCCATTTGATTTCTACACTACAAAATACATCATCCTGTGTTGGGTGATAGAAATCTGCAAGCGTTCTGCCTCTTGTTGTGCTCATAATACTATAATTGCTTTATCGTTTAACATTACAGGTTTACCTGACTTATCTGCTTGAACATTGACTATTTCACCAATGTGTTCTGCAAGAAGAGCAGGAGGTGCATTAACTATCTTGCCTCCTTCTTGAACTACCCATGCCATACGACTAGATGCAACAACAACATTGTTTGCATCATCTACTAGCACTGGATTAGTTTCATCTAGTACTGTCAATTTTAATTTGATTGTTTTCATAGTTTTTAAATATAAGATGAGTTCTATCTAATTCTGGATAATTATGATAAGTGGTATCAACAGGAATAAATTCAGACGCATTTAATATTCTAACTACGCCATATATCATTGCAAATACTCTTATAGTAAAATACAATATTACAATTGTAAGTATTCCTGCTGTTACCTTATCCTTTATCATATTATTCAGATTTTGTTATTAACCTACCATGTGCAGTATATCTAGCATTTGGATCTCTATCGTCTATATAGATGTTTTCTTCTCTAGCTACTCCAAATCTTTCTATTTTATTTTTCATAAACCTACTTTTATCTGGAACTCCCTCATTCTGTGAGTTATAAGTAACAAAAACCATCCATACAAATGCTAATAATGATGCTAATATAACAATAAATGTTAAGAAAAACGATAATAATTTAATTTCTGCTCTATCTTCTGCTTTCATGATATTATTAATTCAGTTAATGTTTCTCTTGATCCTAGTACAGTTGGAACAGTGTTAAATGCTAAGCACCATCTATCTTTATTTGTAGCCATATCTGGTACAGAGTGTGGTAGATAGCTAGGAAATAACAATATCTCATGATTAGCAACAGGTATAGTAGTTTTAGTTTGAGCATATGGATTACCTTCTAATAAATTAGGATTAACTTCTGGTTCTAATCTATACACTGTTGACCTATCTACATCAGCTTTATAAAACTTTATTAATGTACTGTTGTCTGGTACATCTATATAATACACACCTGAAATTACAGAATTATGGTGATAGTGGTAATGTGTGCCACCACCATTTATATTCTTATTAACCCAACTCTGCGTTATCTTGATGTCACCATCAATAGCTAGTCCATGTACATAGAAATCTTTAACCTCTTTCTCAATATAAGCCTTTAGTTTCTCCATACCTGGTAAGTCTAAACAATATGACTCTATTGATTTAAAATGATTAATATCTTTGATAATATCATTACCATATACATGCTCAAGCTTAAGCTGCTTTAATTTCCATATTTCATCTTGAAAATACTCCTGCACTCTTACTCTGAGTACAGGAGTTGGAAATAAACTTATGATTTCTAAGTTTTCCATTATTTTAAATTAACTTTTTTAACTGGTCTAATATCATACACCTCATATTTTGGTGTTTCTCCTTTTTTTGTAGATCTGTCTCTATGAAACTCAACAACTATTTCAGCTAATTTATCATCTTTAAGATCTTGTAATAATGCAGTGCAATAGCACCCAGAATCTCTATCATATACTCTCACTTTATTTCTCATTTTGAATTGGTTTAAAAATAGATTGTTAATGATTTCTTTTGTAATATTACACGTTTAACATTCGTAAAGTCAAAACTTGTACCTTCTGGTATATCAATACCAATGTTTTTTGGCAATGACACTTTCTTAACACTAATCTTTGCAGGTTTTTGAATCTTTTCTTTTACTGGTCTCACTATACCTTTAGTAAGAGTGTGTAGTTTCATATATACACCAGTCTTTCCACGATTATACCTAACTGCAAACTCTCGTGATAATGATGCTACTGATGCATTTGACATTGAAAGAGCATTTATCATCTCTCCAAGTTCAGTTTGTGAATAAAAATAATCCTTTTCCATTTTACTAATTGATTTTTGCAATAGTACACATAGGTGATGTGTCATAATATTGCGTGAATAAATATTTTCCTTTAGTTGTGATGTATTCAGTATGAACTATAGGTGATGTGATATCTGTACGTGATATAATTGATTCATTTCTTGAATCAAAGAATATTTTTGTAGTGCTATCTGACCCTCCCTTTATTCTTATACTAAATGTCATCATGAAATTCTTTTGAAACTTCCTAATATGTGGTGTTAAATGATTTACAGATCTACAAAAATCAAGATCATACAATGTATTATCTCTATCTGCATCTGCAGTTAATATATCACCATATATCATATGAACAGGCTTATTGATTTTAAACACCTGAGACATAAATGTTTGAGAATCGTTTTCATATATCTCAAATTGTTTACATCCCTCTGATGCCAATCTATCAATGTATTGATTAATGTCTGGACCTGCTAGTCCTACAACATGCTCAAATTTAAATTTAGCTAGAAAGAAATCTCTCACCTTCTGCTTCTGTGTGGCATTTAGATATGTATATTTTAACATTCTATGTAGTTTTATTCGTCTTCATATTCATCATACTCTTCATCAATATAAAAGACTACGTCACCATTCTTTTCTAATACTGTTTCTCCATCATCATATGTAAGTATATCAACATAGCCTCTTGCAGAACAGAAATTCATTTCTTCTACAGATAGTTTTATTTGTTCTGGATATGCTACTACTGATGGTGTTATATCAGGATTGCTACTTGTTCTCATGATGAGATGAGGCTGGACAGGTAGTCCATGCTTCTCGATATATGCACCTTGATCTCTTGGAATATGATCAAGCTCATATATATGTACATATGGATTCTCTTGAACGAGACCTTCCATTGTCACAAAATACATACCCTTCTCTAATTGATCAGGGTAATATTGTGGAAATATTAGTTGTGCACTACTGTATTTCATTTAGTTCTTTTAGTTGATTTTGAAGCTCTATAATCTTATCTAATCTTCGTTTTTCACGAGTGTCATCTAATTTTGCAATAAAGGTAATAATATCTCCTTTACTACGCAATACGATCTCATCTAGTTCAACATCACTAACATTTTCTACACTAATAGTAACAGAATTACTATTATAATCTCCCTTTTCAAATAAAGACACTTCTAACTTTCTACTAGTAATGCCACTAAAAAATGATACAGAATAATATTCTTTACCACTTCTTCTTACAGTTATCCAAGTAGATACTAGAATGTGCTGTTCATCTACATTGTTTATCTGAATTGTACTACGTAATTGCTTAGCTAGTTTTAATAGCTCATTTAATTGATCTCTCATGTCTATGCATGTTTAAAATGTGAAAAAATAAAAGAGCTCAAGGACAATGTCCAAGAGCTCTATGCATTCAACCTTTAACCTAATTCATAACTTTATAGCCTGTTGTTAATAGTTGTTTTAATAGGCTAATTTTAATCTTTACCATCACATAGTTATTGGCATAAACATAGTCATGCATCACTAATGGATAGTTCTTACACCAACATAAATATTGGCTTAAGGTAACGTTAAATGTTTTCATCTTTTGATGATTTAGAATGTGTGGATAATTTATGTATTAGTGGTTGTGGTGCTTATATTCGTTGATAGCAATAAATATAGATAGTAATGAGAAAATCATAATTATCGTACCATAGAATAATCTCATAAAATTAGTTCCATCATTAAATGATGTAATACCATGCAGTAGTTGTAATGAAACAACAAACAAAAATACACCTACAATAGCAGGTAGTATGTAATCAAACTTTCTCATAATGCTATATATTTACACTAATTTCTTTATTTAAATATTCTGGTATATCAGGACGACGATGATAATACCAATGACCATAGCAATAATCATAAGTGACATCATACGTAGCCCATCTATTATTAGTAAACCAAACAGTAGCATCAAGATTGACCCATATAGGATCAATCATTATATCTAACTTATCCATGAACTCATTCATATCTCCATTAATAGGAAGATATATAAATGTTTCGTCATCATTGTTATCATGATCATTATATGATAAACTAATACATAGTACATCATCACGATCATCTATGCACTCTTTAATTAAATCTTTAAGATTCTCCATTTCTTTATTATGTTAAAGGATTATTATTAATGCTATATATTTTCAGTGTTCACCACAATTATAGCTCTTGTGAGAACGATATTAATAGCCATGATGCTTTACACCACCACAAAATTACACACAGATATATATAATTCTGATGCTATTTTACCATAAAAGTTTATTTCTCCCTAGGGATAAACTGCAAAATACCATTAGTTTACTATATATACATATATAAAGGGAAGAGATCGCTCTCTCCCCTTTATTATTGTTAAACAGCTACAGATAATAGATCAGCAATAGATGCTTCACTTAAACCAGCAGCGACAGCTTCCTTAGCTATGATGTTATTAACTCTAGCTTCTACCAATACAGTAGCACCTTTAGCTTCAGCCAAAGCATCTACAGTTAGGAATACAGATGTAGCAGTTAAACGCTTCACCTTCTCACCTGTAGGAGTTTTACCATCAGCACCAAAAGGCTCAATCTCCTTTTCTACAGCTAGACAATAAAAAGGATACTTAACGTCTTCATTAGCTTCCCAATTATTAGAAGCCATTTGACGAGCATAAATGTGTACTCTTTCACCCATTGCTGTATAACCACTAAAGTTACCATTGGCAGTGAATCCTCCATTGTTGATTACATAATTTTTCATTGTACTTGATATTAGATTGTTTGTTATGACATACTTGATAGGAGATGTCTA